GACGTGCCCTGAGTTGTTACGCGACGAGGACACCCTTACGAACCGGCACGGCGGTGACGTACAGCGTCTGCGAGATCGTGTCGAGACCATTCGCGGTGGGGGCATCGGGGCGCTGACGACCGGCAACGAACGTGATCGTGTCCGCGATCTGCCCAACGGTGGGGATGGTTGCGTTTCCAACACCGCGACGCACATTCAGGGTCCCTGTAGCCCCCTGGATGAGGATCGCCGCCGCCGACGTTGCATCGGTCGAATCGACATACTTCACCTCAAGGGTGTCGGTAGACGCGCCCGGCTGCGAGAGGGTCACCGAGAGGGTAAGGCGCGGGTCAGGGACGGACGCCTCGGTAATGCCCCAGTTGAAACCATCCGGGGTGAACCCATAGGTGAGAGGCTTCGACGTGCCGCCGATGAGGATGGCCACAGACAGAGCGTTGCCGCTCGGAACGTAGATGACCTTCCAATTGCCGGTGCTGGCCTGTGATGCTGGTACTGGATCGAGTGCCATATTGATTCTCCTTAGTTGGGTCCTACGGAGACACCGAGGACGGGACACTCACGGGTGCGAGTGGATTTTGGGGCCACAGAAGGGCTAGAATTCGCCGCATGAGCGACGCGCAACAACGACGACTGACGGGTGGTCTGATCGCCCTGCTACTCGGCGGGGTGACACTGTTCATCGGGCTGCCCAATCAGGCAGCACCCGCAGTGCTAATCGGAGCCGCCCTGATCGCTGTCGCAGCAGGACTACTCGGACGGTTCCTTGTGCTGGCTAAGCGGGGTTAGAAACCCAACCGACTTGCGCCACATGGAAGCACAACGGTGGGGTGACCGTGTTATCGATCTGCACCGGAATGGGAGACCGGTAGTAAAGGCGTTGATTGCGGCGCCCAGCCACAGTCGGGATGATCCCGAAGCCAGCCACGACAAGGCCACCTTTCACCAGATCGGCGTTCACCTTCGCCTGATTCGCGGAGGAACCCACCGTGTGGATAGTGAACTCAGGATGCTCTGTACTCGCCGGCCCCGTGAACCGGGTTTGCTCGTCAACACCATCTCCTGGGTGAATGATCCAGTACGGGAGCGGGAGAGCGCCACCAGTGGGCGGTGCGGGGGCCGTGCTGACGTACACGCGGCCAGCATTCACCGAGTTAGCAGCCGTAGCCGCCGCCTGCACCAAAGACTGAAACGCGAGGGTGTCATTCCAACTCACTTCAACACCTCCCCAATCGCAATCTCTAACCCGTGCAGAAAGTCGCCCTGATTCTCCTGCAACGCACCGGCCCCATACCCGCGCGGGGCAAGGTTGTTCCCCGGTGCACCGAACTCGATAACCGTCACAATGGGGGCTTGTGCGCGACCCGTCTCAGCACCAATCTCCGCGGTGATGACGGATGAATCCTGCCCCGGTTTCGCGTCCAAGTCGTACGTGATCGTGTACGCACCATGAGGGACACCCTCAGTGCCCTTCAACTTGTCCTTCCACGCATCCTTGATCTTCCGCGCCGTGATCTCCGTCGCCTGCCGGATACGTTTACCCGCATCGCGTGGCGCTTCACCAAGGTCAGCGGCCAACTTGTCAAGCTCGGAAAAGTCCATGCTGAAACCGTCCGGCATGGTGGCCCCTAACTGACGATACTTACCGGGAAACGACGAGCCGTCGCATGAGTCTGAGCCACCTGAGCCTCAACACGAGCAGTAACCACCGTGCCCGGATCAAGAACCGGACTGATCGTGATCGTCGCCACATCATCAGCCAAAACAGCATTAGAACCAGCGATAGGCAAAGACAGAATGCCGCGATCCTTCGCAATGGTCTGCCCAGCCGCAACAACCTCCTGCGGGCGCACGAACGGGAAACGCAAACGACACTTACCCGTATAGATAGTCGCGAACACATCCACATTCGCACCCGACGCATCCACCGTCGTCCCCGTCATCCGGGTGATGATGCAAGTCGACTCCATCTGAGCCTCACCGACCACCCGACCGAACATCGTCGCACCAGACGCCATGCTCACCGGGACGCCTCCACAACCCACGACGACCGGCCATAATGGTCAATCAAATACTGTTCCGTGTTCGCGGAAAGACTCATCCCGGTACCCACACCACCGTCAGCGAACGCCGCCTTGAAGTCATCGATCGCAACCGACGACAGACCGCCCGCGTTCAACCCGAGACCCGCATTGATGGTGAGGAGAACTTGCCCCACAAGGGCACAGTTGATACCGACCAGATCGGACGGGGCCGCCGCCAGACCATAGGTGAACGTGATCGTGATCGGCACATCAGACGACACACACACCGTGTCCTGCACCAACGTGAACGCCACCGGCAACCCGTTAGCATCCACAATCGAATCAACTGATCGAACAAACGATTGAGGCAGGGCCACCCGCCCGCCCACCGGATACACAAGGTACGACGACGAACGGGACGGGTAGACCTGATTCCGCATCACACCACGCATCAGAGCCGCGGCATCCTCAAGCAGCAAGGTCACCTGAGCCTGCTGAGCAGGAGAATATGTGACCCCCAATCGGGAAGCAAGATCTGAAAACGTAGCGAATGCGGTCATGGCTCAGAACGCCAGGTTGGTGAGCATGCCGTGGGCAGACTCGGGGCCGTACGCAAGACCGACCTCACCGTAAAGCTGGATGTCATCAGACGCACCAACCTTGGCGAGCGGCTCAGCGAACACGTGACCCTTACCCGGGGTCTCGAGGAAGACCGCCTGGCACACGTCAAGCGACGCGAGCACAACGGTGTCCTGGGCAAGACGACGGGACAGCATGATGTTGATCACGCCGAAGTCGGTAACGACGGTCGAAACCGCAACACCACCGACCGTGCGGGACTGCTCGTAATACTGGGTCGAAAACGCGGTCGAGATGGCGAGCTTCTGCGACGACGGGACAATGAACGTCGCAGCGTTCAGGTCCGTGATCCCACCAGCGTCGTACACGATCTGGGCGAGGTTGTTGAACGTCGCCTTGGTCGATGCCGCAGCACCACGGTTGGAAACGAGCGAGATACCCGTAGCCGTACCGAGGATGATCGCAGCGCCGGCAGGAAGCGTCGAAACGGAGAACGCGCCCGTGGTGAAACCAGCCGCGATAACGTAGTACGCCCGCCCCGTCACAAGACCGGTGGCCGCACCAATGGCGCGGAACACAACCTTGTCACCGACGGACAGGCCGTGCGCCGCAGCGGTGATCACGGTCGTAGCCGAAGTGGCGGCCGTGACAGCGATGCCAGCACCAGCGGTCTTGTTGGTCACGATCGCGTTCGTCAGACCGAGGGTCTGGCGTGCGGTCGAGTTGTTCGCCGGCTTGTTGTATGTACCGTTGAGCAGCGACCACTCGATGTCGAGAGCCATCTGCTTGAGGCCCTTGTCTACCTGCCAGTCAGCCTCGGAGCGAACCGGGTTCGTCGCCTCCGTGTTCGTACCTGCGTGCTGCCCGTAAGCGGCAAGCTTCGAGTACGCAACCGAGATCTTCGACTGGTGGATTTCCACAACGTTCGTCACGTTCGCACGGACACGCTCAACAGCGGTAGGCGCAACAGCACCTTCCACCTGAACGTTCTGCGCCGGCGCGGCGAAGTCGTACGTCTGCCATTCGAACTCGGTCGAGATGACCTGACCACCACCATTCAGCCCACCAATGGAGGTGAGGAACGGGGTATCGGACGGGGCGATCTGAAACAGTTCGCCAGTGAAGTTGGGCAGGTTATAGGTAGTACCAAGCCCGGTAATTCCAGCCATTACGGCTCCTTAGGGTGAGAGAGTTGACTACGGATTGATTGGCCGTAGCGTCGAGAGTTTGTGAGCGATCGACCCGCGAACATCGCCAGCCGCAAGAGCTGCGGCGGCGCGTTCCTGGGCTGTAGCGGAAGGCTTCGGGGGCGGTGTCGCCCCGTTGTCACCGCCGCCCTTGAACCGGTTGGCTACGACAGCCGCAAGATGCGGTTTCCGAACCAACAGGTCAGCAATCGCGTCGTTGAGTGCGTCAGAATCGACATCCCCGTTTGCGTCGACTTCGAAATCAGAAATCTTGATGAACGCGAGAGCATCAGCCGGATCCGCGAGCACACCCTTCGCAGCACTTTTCAGTTCCGCAGTAATGACTCGTGCATTCGCCTTTGTGGTGACCTCGGCTACGGCCTCACGCCGTGCGGCGTCTAGTGCTTGCTCTTCGACGGTCTTGTCTTTAGCGGCAAGAGCGGCGCGTGCGTCTGCGAGTTCCTTCTCGGCCGCCTTGCGTGCAGCGCGTTCAGCCACAAGGGCTTTCTTCGCGCCGGCGTCAGGGTCGACTACGGGGGTTTCCGTCTCCGCATCTTCAGGTACGGGTTCGATGTTCGTTGCGTCCGTCACGGGCGCTTCGGTTTCTGACACGTGGAATCACTCCTACTTGGTGGATAGGTGGGCCGCATCACGCGGCCCGGATCCTGCTCAGGTAGAGCGGGAAGTTTTGGGCATAAAAAAAGCCCCAAACGGGGCAGGTCAACTAGGTTCAGAACAGGGGGTAAGGCCCTCAGTCGGGCGCACAGGGCCGCACGGAAGGTATTGACGAGTCGGGGACGGGTGTGCTATTCGAGGTAGCCATACCGCCCAAGAAGCTCACGCCAACGCTCAGGATTGTTGCCCGCCATTTTCAAGAGGGCTTCGGGCATGACACGGATCGCGGTCGTCCTCCGATAGCGGCCATCCTGAACAGCCTTCGCACCGCGGGCATTCTCCGACTTGCGGAAACCCCCCCGATAGCGTCCCTCGGCAGTCGTGTAAACCTGCAACGGGGAACCATCAGCCTTCCGACCGATCGTTACCGGGGTTAGCGTGCGACGCGCAGCCGCAGGGTTGGTCGGCGGGTTGAAGCCACCCGAAAACTGGATCCCATTCGCCCCACGACGAGCATTCACAACCTTGATCGGATCGGCCCCGTTACGGATAGCCTCAGCACCCGCATTCGTGAAAACGCGGTCCTGCTCCTTCTGCGACAGCGAGTCAAAATAGGCTTGCGGCGAATCGTGAAACCCGGACGGGGCCTTCTTCCCCTCATGCGGAATCGGACACGTCGTGCACTGACAATGGACGTGCCGCGCAAACGCCGACTCGCCCGAATAGATACCCGCCAGGATCGCGCACCGCGAACACGCCGAACCGCCCACCACACGGATATAAGAGGTGTACCCCTTACCGGCAGCCAACGTCCGATCCGCCGAACGACCCAAATCATTCAACGCGCTCGAAGCGATCATCGCAATGAACCGTGCGCCCGACTCGAAAGCCGTCATTGGCGGCACACCCTGACCGATGAGGGTCTTCGTGTTCGTCACCGCGCCGAACAGTGCCG